GAAGAGCGATTTCGGTGTTTTCGAGCAACTTAGCTGTTACAGCCTTGCGATGCTCATCTTGAAAAGCAGGTGCGTCCTTGTGCTCAAGGATTGGAGCCCACTTTTTCATTTCTGTTTCTGTATTAAACATTTTTGAATTTCTCCTATGTTATTGTTATTGTGATATGGTTATTTTGAAAGAGCGTCAACATACATTCTCATAGAAGCAGGAAGCTTCTTGAGAGGATCTGCTTGGCCCTCAATTACGATTTCTGTTTCTTCTTCGACATCTTCTGCCAAAGAATCTTCTTGTGATGATTCTTCTTTTAATTCAAAGATTGAATTTTTGACTGTTTGTGCTTTCTTAGCAAACTTTTCTTTATCAGAGAATTCTACATCTTCCAAGATAGACTTGAGGCGATGAATTTCTGTTTCAGAAAGGTCTTCAGATAGAGAAGCAATAACTTCACCTCTTTCGAAGGATTCGATACGTGCGTTAAGAGTTTCAATCTCTGTTGTAGCTTCTTCAAGAATTGCATTAGTTTCCTCAACAGATGTGTTAAGTTCTTCAACAATATCTCTCTTTTCAGCTGGAACTTCGATATAGTTCTCGATGAATAGGTCTTTAAGTGAAGACATGAAGTTTTCAGCGATTTCTGTACGAAGTGTATTTTCAACTTGCTCAGAATTATCTTCAATCCAGCTTTCAACAACATATGAAAGATACTCATCCATTCTTGTGATGAGACTTTCACGTAGTGAATTAACTTCTTCATTCAATTCAGCATTATATTGTGCTTCTAGATTTTCTTGAATTTCAAGTGATCTTTCAGCGATTGCTGCTTCGAATAGTGTGGAGGCTTCTGTTTTGAAGTCTTCACTAAGTTCTGCTTGATTTGTGATAAGAAGATTGAGTGCTTCAGAAACCTTTTTCTTGGATTCTACAGCTTCTTCTTCGTCTTCTTCCTCTTCGTCTTCGTCTTCTTCAGATTCTTCGTCTTCTTCTTCGTCTTCTTCGACTTCTTTTTTCTTCTTAGACTTGGAAGCCTTCATGTAGCCTTCTTCCATCTCCTCTTCCTCTTCTTCTTCCTCTTCTTCAGATTCTTCTTCGTCTTCTTCCTCTTCCTTTTTTACGGCTTTCTTTTCGCCAAGGAGAATAGACTTGATAGAATCATCAAAGGAAGCTTCTTCTGCTTCTACTTCTTCAGAGACTTCTTCAGGTGTATCCTGTTCAAGCTCTTCATTAGTAATAAGCTGTTCTTCTGTGATATCTTCAATGATATCTTCTACTTCTTGTGTTTCTTCTGACATAGCTTTATTTTATTAATGATTAGAGTTTGGAGAGGAAATCACTAAAGACTCTCTTCTGAGCTTCTGCAAGCTGAGAACTAGATGCTTTTTTAATTTCAGTCTCATATTCTTCAATCTGTTGAGGTTTAAGAATACCATTTTCATAAACCCATTCAACACCTTCCATAATTCCATTTACGAATGCTTCTGGTGCGCTTGGGTCTTGTACGATATCAACTGTGGAGAGCATAAAATCACTCTTCACATATGATTTGTTATTCTTGTTTTCAACTGTTCCCATACCACGACTTGAGACACCCAACTTACATCCACCTTCCATAAGTCCTTTCACTATATTACCCATCGGTGTATTTAGTATGAGTGCCTTTACAACAACATTATTACCTTCAAATTTTAGTGAAGTAATTCTGTGTGAAACTTTATCAAGATTGATAGCAGGACCTTCTGGGTGATTTAGTTCACCAACGGCTCTACCTGCTTCAACTTGTTCCTTAACATATTTGTTAGTTGCTGATTCTAAAACAGCTTTAGGATAAATTCTATTGTTACGGTTTTGTTGTTCCGCTTGCATAAAAATACCTTCGATGAAAGTATTCTTGTTACCTTTTTCATCTTTCTCAACGAGAAAGTCAAGGTTTGATTCTAAATGTTCTGTGATTAATTTCATTTATATTTTTTTAATCTTTTAATCCTTTATGTGAAATGATTTTAATATCATCTTCTTGTGAGCCGAACCATTTTTCAAATTCACTTTGATTCTTAAACTTGGAGACTAACTTTTTAGATGATTTACCTTTAGTGTATTTTATTTCTACTTTTTCTTCAAGATCGATAGACTCTTCGACCCCTTTATTGAAGACCTCAGAAGAAATAGCCACTCTTTTTACATCCATTGACTGTTTTAATTTGTCTTGAATTGCATCTTTGAATGAGTCAAAAGCTGCTGTCTCATCATTATTTACGAGATTATTGAAAAGTTTTTCTGTTGCTTTCATAGTTCTATTTATAATATTTATGTTTTTAAGATATGTTTTACTGAGATTATTTATATTTAGATGATTTCTTCTTCAGAAGGGAACACATCTTCTCTGTGTTCTTCTTCGTTTACGTTAAAAAATGTACAGGCTTCTGAAAAAGTATCAAAGTATGTCCAACCATCAACTGGATATGTGTATGTATCTTTTTCAGATATGTGTAATCTGTAGTTCTTATTAAGGAGGTGTACTCCATGAATCATTACTGATTTTTTATCACCTACTTCTAGTTTGTAAAATCCCTTTTCTTCTTCCATGATATTAATACGATAATGATAAAGTCCAACCTTTATCTGTTGCTATTGCTTTGTCTTCGTCAGTTAAATCTGCAGTATAAGTATTATTTCTTATATCGAGTGTAGCTGTATAGCCTACTGTCTGTAATTGATTAAAAATCTCTAATAACTGTGTGCGTTTAATAGGGCTATATCGTAAACCATCACCAGAGTTTCCACTTACTGTATACTTAAATCCTGTCATGACTTCTGAGAACGTTAATGTATTAGATGGCCACGTTGCTAAGTGTGGTGTATTCGCAGTATTAGTTTCAGTACTAGACTCATGTGGTGTAGTACCCTGATCGGTATTTACAAAAGTCCATTTATATCCATTAGTAGCATCGCCCGACCGCTGGAGTAGTCCATCTCCACCGACTTGATAGTAATCTAGACCACCTGCAATTTGTGCCTCAATCTGATATTCACCACTCATAGCTGAGTCACCATTGACAGTCACATTTATTCTTGGACTTGCATAACCAGCTCTAAATGTGCCAGGAAATTTTATAGCATTAATATCTCTACAAATATGAAACATTTGATAATAGTCGCTGGTTTCTGTGGCAAAAGAAAAATCCATTCCATCAATGGTAGTAAGAGAGTAGTTACCATAAAATAGCCCATTGTATTCTCCGTTTGATGAGCCAGCTATCATTCCAGTAAATTTAATTTTTCTCAATTTCTGGCATCTATAAAATGTTCGATAAAGCGCGTTAGCAGTCGTTAAAGACCTAACCCGTATTTCTGGTAATTCTTCTAAATTATAACAAGCATTAAAGCAAGTTTCGAGCATCGTAATGTTGGAAAAATCTAAATGTGTATACTGGGAGCTAAAGCGCTTCATTTTATAATTTCCATTCCAACCGTTTTCTGCATTGTTGCATTTTGTAAACTGACCTACAAATGGAAATTCTTCTATGTTAGTCCAAGTAGAAAAAGTTTGCTCAATATGAATACCGCTAGATAAATTCATATTTCCTATCACATCTGTAACGCCATCAAAAATAGAAGACCAATCTATGACGGTTCTGCAGCCATAAAAAAGCCGATCAATATCGTTTGTATCTGCCCTTTGAATAGAAAATCCTTCTGGTATTTTTTGTAGGTTATAGCAATTGTTAAATACATAATCTAATCGTGTGTCTGTACCAGAGCCAGTTCTTATTCCTAAGTATGGAATATATCTTAATGATCGACAATCTCTAAACATCAAATAAAAGTTGCTGCAACTAGCTTGTTCAGAACTGCCGAATAAACCCTCTGGAACATATTGTAAGCTATAGCACCCATCAAAGGCTTGTTGAAATTTATTAGAATTTTTAAACCAGTACTTATCGTCGCTAGCAAAATCATCTGGCAAGAATTTCAATGCATTGCACTGCGCAAAAACATAATAATAACTTCTTGCTCCAGCATTGTAAACCCACGGGACAAACGGTATTGATTGCAAACACTTGGCGCCGTTATAAATATTTGCAGGGCCCGTCAATCTGTTTGAGCTTGTGTTTCTAAGTTCTATCTGTTCACATAAAGTTAGTGGTCGATTATCGCTTATAGTGATATTAGTGGCATTACTTGTACTTACAAATAGATCTAATATTGGTTGACCCTTTCTATAAAGATAATTAGTATGAGTTGTAAATGGACCATCAACATCGAAATCTATTTCACTAAACTTAGCAGAACCAGTTAGTGTAACTTCAAATATTACCTGTTTGTATCCTCTAAATTCAGTTGCTTTAGTCGTACTTGTATCTGATGTTATTGCATCGTAATCATAAACATGGTAGTGTGTAGTGTTCTCGGTAAGAGTTTCGGTAGTCCCGTCTCCCCAGTTTACAGTATATGATGAATCGTCATTCGTATCTAAATGAAAAGCTACATAGTTGTGAGCAGGAGCTACATCATTAGGATAAACAGCAACTACTCCTTTAATTTTTTCTGGAACTGTGTCGGTTCCATAAGCAGAGATTATCCCTAAGTCAAGCCACTCTGTTGGGCGATCCCATGTGAGATCGTTATCATATACGAATGAAGACGGCAGCCTTTGTCTAACATTGCCTGGACTTATATTCGGTAAGAAACTCATACAAGATTACCTCCAAGGAATGCAACAGTAGTTGTTTTATATATTACTTGGCATTGAGAAAAAATTCCAGCAGTAGTATTAGCTCCTTGAAATGAATTTACTGTAATTCCTGTATCACCAACAAATGTAACTCCGTGAATTGTTTCAGATATAAACGTTGTTACGTGACCAGCAGCTAATGTTGGAAGTGTGATAGTAATAGGACCAGTGTTTTGTAGTATTACTGTTAATCCGTTTGTCGATGCTGCAAGTGTAGAGGTAGTCGATACAACTGTAAATGTATTTGCATTTAACGAATACCCTTTAGCATTAACAATACCACTTGCCTGAATATCTCCAACCACATCTAATTCTTTCGATGGTGATGCGACATTAATACCAACTCTGTCATTTGTAGTATCAACCTTTAAAGTATCTGTATCAACTGCAAAGTCGTATGTATGCGAAGTTCCTAAGCCTCCAAATGTGGAACCTCCAATTGTTGCCTGTGTTGCAATTATCTCTGTGGAAGTAAGTGTTTGATTTACATCCATGTTTCCAGTTACATCCACGTTTCCAGTTACATCTACGTTTCCAGTAAATGCAGGATTATTAAACATCGTAGACTTTGATTCGTCTGTAACATTACTTAATCCAAGGGAAGACTTAGTTGGAAGTTCAGAATCTCTTGCTATAGTACTTGGTATATCACTATCAACTATTTCACTACGTATTGTAGCGGACGATTTATTTTCAACGCTACCTAATCCAACTTGAGTTGCATCTACACCATGTGGATTTGTTGTATTACTAGTATGTGTATTTAAATCTGTTTGACTTGCCTTTGTAGCAATGTTATCTGCAATCGTAGTTGCAAAATCATCATCATTATTAATAGCAGAAGCCAGTTCAACTAATGTATCAAGTGTTTCTGGCGCGGCTCCAACAATCGAACTGATATCAATTTCTGCTCCAACCCATTTATTCTGCGTGGCATCATACTTTAGGAATTTACCATCTACCTTTGCTGTACTTATCTGAACATCTGATAATTGTGATATTTTGACTGCACCACCTCCAGAATTATTAGAAATCTGATTGTTTATCGTTGATCTCCAACTATTAAAATCTTTATCATATTTTATTACATATGAATCTAATTCTTTTTTTACTTTAACAAAATGTGGTTCAATTATTTTATCTATATCGGGCAATTCAGCATCTTTACCATCATTACCATTTATGCCAGACTCTCCCTTGTCTCCTTTATCACCCTTAATTCCTTGAGGTCCAGTTTTACCTATCTTACCTTGAATACCTTGGGTCCCAGTTTGACCAATTTCACCCTTGTCTCCTTTATCTCCTTTATCACCCTTAATTCCTTGAGGTCCAGTTTGACCTTGTACACCATCTTTCCCTTGAATCCCTTGAATCCCTTGAATCCCTTGTTGTCCATTGTCCCCTTTTTTACCTTGAATCCCATCGGAACCCTTATCTCCTTTATCACCCTTAATTCCTTGAATCCCTTGTTCGCCAATCAGACCTTGCTCACCTTTTTTACCTTGAATTCCCTGTAATCCTTGTTCGCCAATCAGACCTTGCTCTCCTTGAATTCCCTGTAATCCTTGTTCGCCAATTAAACCTTTTTTTCCATCCCTACCAGCAATGCCCTGATCACCTTTAATTCCTTTATCACCTTTTGGTCCGGGTGTAGTTTCTATCAAGTGGGTTTTTTCTTCAAGTTGAGATAAATTTTCAACTAGAGGATTTATTTGTTTCTGTAACTTTTTATATACAGCAGCAGAAAATGCACCATTTACATTATCAAATTTTGACATAGTAATTACTCTTCTAGTATTTTACTCATACTGTCAATCATTTTTAGTTGAGCTTCGTGTATTTCAATTTCGCGTGTCTCACTCTCTTGATCTGTATTCTCTTGATCTTGATCTGTATTCTCTTGATCTATATTCTCTGGTTGTGTTGGAGTTTCAACTGATTCAAAATCTGGATCATCTTCTCCGCCTTCTTCTTTGGCTTCATCTTCTATTTCTTGATTGATCCTTTCAATTTCATCATCATTCTGCTGAAGTATATTACGACGAACCCAAGCCATAGAATAATATTTACCAACAAACTCATCCATCAAATTTACAGTTTCGATTCGCTCTTTGATTATTTCTGATTCTTTTAGTTCAGAGAAATAATTGTCTTCAACAAAATCGACTGCAATGGATTCTTCAATTGTTTCCCACTCAGATTGTTTAATGATACCCTTTAATATTAGTTGAATTCTTAATGCATCAATTAAGAAGAAAGAAAAACGCTTTCTTAGTTTATCAATGAACTTCTGAAATTTAACTTCATCACGAGAAACCTCGGATGGACGACCAAATGCATAACCTGTATCTTGTTCAAGTCTAGCAACTGGTACATTTAGAGCTTTGTATAATTTCTTTTGGAAGAATACAACATCATCAATCTGACCAAGATTTTCTCCGCCAGGAAGTGTGGTAATCTCTGTTCCTCTTCCTCCTTCTCTTCGAGGCATATAAAAATCTTCAAGCATTGACATATGGCGGCGATCATCACGAATCTCACCTGTAGAAGAATCATATACAAGTTTGTTCCTGTATTTACTCATCACAGATTGTACATATTCTTCTGCCTTACCTTTCGGTAAATTACCAACATCGATATAGAAGATTCTTCTTTCGGGAGCACGTGATACACGATACATAACCAATGAATCTTCCATCATTCTAAGTTGATTCACCAACTTCATTGATTTATGTAAGTGTGATATTACTTTCTCTTGATTAATATCAAGTAATCCAGAAGGACAAGAAACAATAGCTTCCCTTGCAATTTTGATACCACTTGAACTATCTCCACCTTCTGAAGATTCAGAGTAAATATAATATTCTGCTACAACCTTTGGAATTTTAACACCAGTCTTTTGATCTAGTATTTTCTTTATTTCTTTAACCTTTTTTAGATACAGAGGATTGATCTGTCTAAGTTCCTTTATACCTTTATTGAAATTCTTCTCGTCTGTTACGACATGAAAATACAATCGGCCATCTATATACCATTCCTTAAATAGATCAGATGCTCTGCGATTGAATTTATATAATGATAATATTTTTTTAAATTCTTCTTGAATCTGCTTCTTGATTGAATCTGGCAATTCAGAATCATTCATATTGAGATCAGCAGGAGCAGAATCATCACCTGATGCAATTGCTCCATCAACAATATCATTAATAGCCTGATCACACTCGGGCTGTGATGCTGCCTCACGATATTTAACAATTAGTTCGTTTTCACTATCATTACTAGTACCATCGACATCGACATACTGACCATAGTATCCACCAGTTGTGACAACCGAAGACGATCCTTCATCATCACGTTTTGGTACGAATGATTTTAAATCTTTATCTAGTTTACCCTCTCGCGAGGCTATCTTCTTAGTTATTTGATATCCGAACAATTCCATAATATTATTTATAACAAAATAAATGGGCACCCTCAGACATGAAGGTGCCCATTATTTTAATTAAGATTTACGTGGTTGTATTTGATTCCCAACGTTGGTAAGCAAATTCAACTGTGAATTCTTCGATTGCGTCTGTTGAATCGTAACTAAGATCAATCGCGGAAACATTCACAGGGAACGCATCCTTGATGACAATACTCTTAGTTGGTTTTTCACCATCTTTTCTTGATAGTTGATCAACAATCAAATCTGACATATACTGGCTAGGATTAATGAAACCTTCACCTTTTTCATGATTATTAATTCCATCCATCCAACGCTCCATAGCATCACGAATAACGAAATTTTCATCATTAATAATGGTTACAGTCCAATTTTCGAATGTACGATCTCCTGCAACTTTCAATGTGCGGCCACGAAACGGCACATCAATCTGTCCTACAACACTTGCTGGAAGCTGTGCTGATTTACACATGAAAGATGTGAGTTCAGTGTTTCCAGCAGCATAAGCTGGATATACAACGGTTGCTTTGAAAAGATTGGGGCGTGCGCCCCCACCTTGTAATTTACCTTTAAGTGAGTCTATTTTAAAATTTGACATAATAGTTTATCCTTTCTTTATTTATACTTAAGCGTTAGATAGACCGGCAACCTCAGCAAAATCAACTCCTGTGCGTGTAGCAATGAAGTTAAGTGTGATAAAGTTGATTGAACGGGCAGGCTTAATATAGATGTCTGCAACAAAACGATTAGTATCAATTACTTCGCCGGTATTGTTTGTTTCATCACAAACAACCATGAAGTCATTAACACCTCGTCTAGCTTGAACATCTCTTAAGAATGGCTCAACTGCTCCTCTAAATGTCGCACGTGTGAATTCATCATTCAATTCGAACAACTGATATTTAGCAGCTGTTGCAATTGCCTTTTCAAGGACGATGAATAATCTACGAACATTGATTCTATCGAATGCTGATGGCTTAGCTTGTGCTGTTTTATCACCAAAAAGAACGATGCCCTGACCGGGGAACGCTGCAATTGGATTAACACCAGCTTTATATAGCTCGTCTCTGTCTGCTTTCTTAGGATTGTAAGCAACTTTTACGACATTACGAAGTCCACCACGATTATAACCGGCAGGTGAGAACCAAGGTTCTGCAACATCATCTGTGTTAGCACAGAGTCCAGCGATATGACCATTTGCAGGGATGTAACGATATACATCATTATAACGGTCATAGATATACAATGCACCAGAATCAATCACACCATAAGAGCCATTATTGTCACGAGTTGTAACATCATTATTAGCAAAGTCCCTGACTTTAGTCATTGGATTAGTTTGCGCTACTGTAGCACTTTTTGGTGGAGAAAGAAATGCTACTGCATCTTTTCTTGAATAAGCGATTGAGTGAGCATAATTCTGAAGAAGTGCTCCATCTGACATGATCTGAGAGAAAATAAGGTTTACATCCTCTGTCTCGGCATCAGAAAGTAAGTCTAATGCATACATAGTATCTTTATCAAGGTCTTGATCACCTATTGCTGGCGAGTCAGCTGACTCATCGGGCTCAATTCCACCTTTTAGTTCAAAAATACCACCTTGAGAAGGAGACGCAGAATTATCAAAGGTATCCTTTGTATAAGCAGTGGTATCACCTTTAACAAGATACACATATTGCGATTGTGAATTTATCACATTCTTGATGTAATTAGTAGCACCCGAAGCAGTTTTGGCTGTCTTATTGACACTGAGTCCATCAAATTTTTCAACAATCGAACCAGCAACACCGAAGGTTCCTTCAGTATCAACGATAGCAACATGAATTTCATCAGTGCCTGGTGCAAGATCGAAGACATTATAAACTCCTTCTTGTTCTGAGCCAGGGTGTGGCGAGTTTTGTAAGTCTGTTCCAATCGCTTCAAACGCGGTTGTATTCAGTGCGTACACTTTAAGGCCGTTACCTGCTTTGCCTGGATATCTAGCAGCAAATGTACCACCTTCAACAGCAACATTTTCCTCTTCAAAATATGTTTGATTAGGAATCCAAATACCATTATCAGGTGAATCCTCTGAATCTAGATCAGTTGCATTACTTAAGCTTTCTGCATTACCACCACGAACGACTTTTAGTGCGTCGCCATATTGGAGGAATGAAGCCGCTTGGAAAAACGGATCAGCATAGAGACTAGAAGAGTCTGGTGTTCCAAACTTTTGGAGCAGACCCTTCTCGGACGAAATGAGAGCGATCTGATTAACAGGCCCCCATTTAAAATACCCTGCAAATCCACCAATAGATGTGGATACCGCGGGTATGACATTTGTTAGATCGATTTCTTTAACCTCGACCCCAGGCGATACTTGAAAACCCATAATTTTCTTTCAGTTAATGTTTATTATAAGATAGGTACATAATAAGAATTTATCAATAAGACTATTTATAAATATTGTGATTTTTAGAATCCAATCCAGTTCTTAGTCTGTTGTACAAGAGCATCGTGGGCTTCAGTATTCAGACTTGAACTTTCTCTATTATCTTCGATGAATCCAAAAGGTAGTAGATCATCTTCAATCTCTTTGATTCTATCTTGATAAAGTAATTCTTTTAAATCCATATCCAATATATTTGCAAAGGCATCGGATGAAATGAACCACGAGAATAGAACTATATTCATAATTAAATCATCATGATTGCCACCAGATGCCTGATATGAAGTACCCTTTGATTCAAATGTAGATATCTCTGAAATCGTTTCGGAATCAACTATATCCAATTTTCTCTGTTCAATTAAATCTTTCATATTGGAACAACCAATTCTCTTGACCCTCTTTGACATTGTAACACCTATGCCGCCGGCTTTAATAGTGGATTGAACAAATGTATTTTCATATTCGTAATCATAGTAAACTGTATTACACACGACCTGTCCAACATCATTATTTTCAATGAGAACGATTGCTTCGTTATATAACTTGGCAACTCTTACAATGATATCTGGAAAGATCATTGGTGAAATCATATTATCTCTAAATGTACACACCTGCTTGAATTTATCTTTCTCTACTTTTATAACACTAAATGTAGAATAATCCTGTCCTCGTCCTTTCGAGACATCCACAGCCATTACATATGTGTGTCCTTCTTCAGGCTTTTCATAATAGGATATATTATTCTTGAACTCTTGAGGTTCTTCAGCAATTAAGCCAAGGATTATATCAGAAGATATAAGAGTATTGGATCGACCATGAAAGTTATTTCCAAACTCTTGTTCGAATTGAATCTCCGATGTATTTGCTATGGTCTGCTTTTTCCATTTCTCATCTCGACCAGGCACATCCCACCAATCAACTCGAAAGGCTTTG